GCGAGCCTGATTGCGAAGGGAAAACTCAAAATAAATACCTCCGAAACTGGCGCCAAACTGGTCGCAAACCGGGTCGAAACTACCTTGAAAGAGGCGCGAAACTTCTCCGAAACTCAGTCGAAACGAGCCGCAAAGGGCTGGGAAAAACGCAAAAAATTCAACGTTATCAATCATCCAAGTATGCCATTGCCGGCAATGCCGCCCCGCAATGCCTCCACAACCACACCCAGAATAGAAGAGCCTAAAGAAGTCTCTTCTATTTTGGGTGGGGTTTCCTCTGGGACTAACTCAGAGCGGGCGCCAGAAGGCGGCTCGCTCGCTAGCGCTGTGGGGGGCGCGCCACGCGAGCCGCCTTCAGTCGCGCCGGCCCCTGATACCACCAAGGAAAGCAAGCCAGAAAGCAAGCGGCTGACCGAGGAAGCAAAAGCTCGCCAAGCCGACGCCATGCGGCTGTTGGAAATGTCCCCCCACGAACGCCGGGAGTTTATGCGCCATGCGCAATCGGGAAATGGCCGAGCCGGAATGGAAACAACTGGACCCGTGGTTCCAGCAAGCGCTGGACCAGGGCCGATTGCACCAGAGCCTGACGTCAGTCAGCCCGAACAGCCCGGAGTTCCAGCGCTGGATGGCGTACTTCCAAAGCCGAATGGCCAAGGTTCCGAGCTTCATGACGCAAGCGCAACAGTCGCGCCGAGCGGTGACGTTGCCAAGCCGCGAACCGCCTGGGTGAAGCCTAAACCGCTCGACAGCGACTACTGGGACAACATCGTCAACGGCAATTAACCGCCTTTAGCAACTTTAGGGCCGCTTTAAACAGCATGAAACGCCTTGATATCGAACAGCTTTTGCAATGGACCTACCTTGATGAACTGTGCAAGGGCGGCGACGGGCCATCAAACAATCAATGGGACTTGGTGATGCTGCTCGGCGCCCGTGCTGAACGGCCTGAAAGCCGTTTGCCGGCCTATTTCGGCGGCCCGCACCCCGATGCGATTGCGATTCACCACGCCGTGCAGCAATTGCCGGCGCCGGCGCCGGCGCTGATCCTCAAGCATGCCACGCTGCAGACGCGGCCCGATTGGTTGCCGGGACCGATTCGCGTGCTACCGACCTATGGGCCGCACCGCAAGCTGCCACAAGTTGTTGGTGAATGCCGCGGCAAGAACAAATACACGCTCGGCTCATATTGCCCGCTGCGCTGGGTGCCGAGCGCGGCAGAGATCAATGCGGCGCGATTGGAATGGCAGTGCTGGTGGGGCGCATTGTTTGTGCTATCGGCCAGCTTGCGGTTGAGCGAACATGTGGTGACTGGCCCGGCGGCGTTGGTATCGCCGTGGCTTGCCGGCCCGCTCAAAATCAGCCGCGTGTTGCAATCGCAGAGGGCGAGATGAGCCACATGAGTGATCAGAGCGCGTTATGGTTCTGGGACGACCGCTGGCAGTTGCACGATTGGGCATTCGCTCTGAGCCTGGAGGAATGGGAATGCAATTGGCAGGATGTATTTCCTGCTCGCAATGGTGTGCCGCCGTATCGATTGATTGAGATGTCTGCTCGCGACGGGCATACGAAAGATTAAGCCATGTCCTGGATCACACTGAGCCGACTGAGCTTCCTGCAAGGAGTTGTTGCATGGCTGATCACATCAGCAGCGCGCGGGCAAGTGCTCAAAACAATTCCAGCGGGGGGGCCGCCGCCGCCGACATTCCAGACGTTAAAGATTGGTGGTGGCGGCGTTGTCAGCGGAATTGATATTGCTGCTGACGGAACCAAGATATGCCGAACGGATGTCGGTGGCTGTTATTTGTACAACACGGCGTCCGGCCTGTGGCAGCAAATGATGACCATGGCGACCATGCCGTCAGGGTCCAATGCGCAGAACACATTGCAGGGTGTTTACGAGATTGCCATCGCTGCCAGCAATACCAATGTGGTTTACATGGTATTCAATGGGTTTGTTTATCGCACGGCCAACCGGGGAGCGAGTTGGGCACTGACAACAAAGGCGCAAGATACCAACGCCAACGCCAACAGCAACAATCGGAGCTTTGGTGCGAAAATGGCGGTCGATCCGGCAAACGCTAATATTGTATTTGTAGGAGGTTCAACGGGGCTATCAAAGTCGTTGGATGGCGGATCGACGTGGGCTTCCGTCGCGTCTGTTCCCACTCCGTCCATCACCGACTCCGGAATTCTTGTCAGGTTTGATCCATCTTCCGTTGTTACGGCGGGCGCCACGCAGGGTATCTACGTTTCCTGTTATGGAAACGGTGTGTACCATTCCACCAACGGCGGCTCGACCTTTGCTCTGACCACCGGATCGCCGACCGCGCATCAATCCATGGATGTCAGCACGGACGGAATTGTTTATGTTGTAGGGGCCAGCGGATCAAATCTTAACATACTGACGGCCGGCACGTGGGCCGCGGTCTCGACCGGGAGCGGTGATACTCCGGTCACGGTTTCCGCCGATCCGAATACGGCGGCCAGGGTTGTCGTGGTCGGCGGCGAGGGCAAAGCGAGCATCAGCGCCAATCATGGAACAACCTGGACCGGATGGACCAACTACACGCTGACGGCCACGGACGTGCCGTGGATAACAACAACAAACGGCGGCTCGGCAAGTCCGTTCATGTCGACAGCCTGCATCAAATTCGATCCGTCCGTATCGAATACGCTGTATATTTGCTTTGGGCTCGGCGTCGCGGTGAGCAATCCCCCGTCCACCAACACGACAACCGCGTGGACTACCGTAACCGCAGGCATTGAAGAGTTCGTGGTCAATTGGATCGTCAGCCCGCCGGGCGGAAATCCGATCGTCGCAGTGTGGGATCAGGGTGTATTCACGATTACCAACCCGAATACATATTCAGCCACCAAGGGGCCGACCAATAACGCCGGCAACATTCTATCAATGGGATGGGGTGTTGATTATGCGTCGTCGAGCCCGGCCACTATCGCCGCCCTGTGCAATTGGAGTGGCGAGGAAACCTCCGGCGTGTCAGCAAATAAGGGGGCAACCTGGACTCAGTTCGCATCCAAGACCTATACCGCCGGCAATCGAGGCGGCAGCATAGCGGCATCGACGGCAACTAATTTCGTGCTTTGTCTGACCGACAATGGCGCAGCGGCCAATCAGCCGTATTACACACTGGACGGTGGGACTACTTGGACCGCGATAACCATGACCGGCGTGCCGACGTCCGGCAACACCGGATGGAACACGAACTATTATCTGGATAGCCAAATGCTGTGCGCGGATCGGGTGACGGCAAATACGTTTTACACCTACAATTTCGGTGGGTCGGGTACTGGCGCGGGAACCTGGAAAACCACCAACGGCGGAGCGGCGTGGACGCGAGTTTCCACAACATCGATCGGCGGCACCTTTGCCGGGTTTCCCCACATGAAGGCCGTTCCTGGCAACGCCGGCAATTTGTTTCGATCTTCCGGGCAAGGCAGCGGGGCGGCATTTCAGCGATCCATAGACGGCGGGGCGACTTGGAGTTCAGTCGCAAATGTCACCGAAGTGTGGGCGTTCGGATTTGGCGTTGCAGCTTCAGGACAAACCTATCCTGCAATCTACATTGCGGGCTTTGTCAGCAGCGTCTGGGGAATTTACCGGTCGATCGACAATGCGACGACTTGGCAGCTTCTCGTCACCTCCCCGATGAACAGTCTCGACCTGGTCAAAACCGTCGAGGGCGATGCGAACACTTACGGCAAAGTCTATGTCGGGTTTGCCGGGACGGGTTGTGCCTACGGCATATTTCCATAAGCGGGCCGGCGCCTCACAGGTGGCCGTACAGCGATTTTGCACCCGCAGGGCCACAACCCTAGCCTCGACCCCGTTTTACGCACCAGCGGCCAACTGTGGGCGATTGGCGGCCTATATACCACCGCTTGACAAAGGGGGGCGAGATATTGCAACATTCCCAATGCCCCTAGCTTGAAAGGGACCAGGGCGGTCGCCACCAGCGGCCGCCTTTTGCGTTTCCCCAATTCCCTCGTTGGCGGGCGTTCTCGTACCCTCGCAGGTTATCCGAGGACGTCGCCAATCGGCCGGGCGGCCCCGGAGGGCCCCCGTCGTGCCGCCCGGCGCGCATTCTGCAGGAACCACATGAGCGCAACCACCGACGAGCTCCAGGACGCCATCACGCGGCTGACCTTCAATGCCTACAACAACGCGCCGATATCGCCCGCGCTGATTGCCCAACTGCAAGACGTCGCCGCGCAACTGAGCCCCGGCTCACCACTCGACGAGCTCAACGCCGCAATCAGCCAATTGTCATTCAACGCACCACATGCGGCGCCGGCCCCCGCAATCACACTGGTCGAATTGGCCGACGTGTGGTCGCAACTCACCAACGGCACGCAGACGACCAACGTGGCCGATCTCAACGCAATCGCGCAAATCACCAGCTACATGCTCCTGCAAGAACCGGATTGGGCGCCGTCGCTGTGGATGAATTTCGACGATCCAAGCACCACACTGACCGTGCAAGTGCGCGGCTTCTACACGCTGACAATGGTCATCAGTGCATCGCCGTGGTGGAGCAATTGGCCGACGTACTCCGAGGCGGCATCTGCGCTCATTGCCAGCATTTATCTGCTCGGCATCACGCCGGCCAACCTGACTCCGGCGGTCGCCCTGGCGGAAGATTGCGGCTGCGCGGCCGACCCTTCGGCAAGTGTTCAGGATGACGCGCCGGCAGCGCCTGCAATTCACCGCGAGCCCTGGCGCCATTGGGACGCTGCCGAGGCGCTTATCAACACAACCCGCATCGTGCCCGAAGGCTGCGCCGTCATCTTCGAATCAAGCACGCTGATCGAGCACGGCACCGGACGGATTTATGATCCGCCGCCATTGTCGGCGGACGCCCAGGCCTGGCTCGATGCCCACCGCGATGATCTGCGCGGCGGCAAGAACTGGCTGCGCCGCCGGCAACAACAACGGGCGGCAACACCGCAGAGCGCGCCGCCGTGGACCTATCAGGGCGCGCTGTTGACGTCGGGTCAGCAATACGTCCTGCCGCAACGCATCAGCTACATGGCGACGTTCTTCGGCATTTCGCAGGTCGCAACGACCAGCAATGTCACGATGTGCATTTGGCCCGGATGGGAACCGGCTGATAGTCATTTCGTCGTGCAACCGGTATTGCTCCATTCGAAAGGCACCGATCTGCAGGCCTGGAACATGCTTCCGCTTCTGCACGGTGTCGACTCCAACGGCGTTCACAATCAATGGGGTTCTGGATCGTTTCCCATTCACATGCCGCAGGGCGTCTGGGGCGTGATCCGCGAGTTTGGCGGTACCGGCGGCTTTTTCAGGAACGGATTTTACCGCGGCAATCCGAAAAATAACGCGCCTAATTTCAATCAGCCGGCCATAGGGAGCGATGGCAAGCCTTGCGTGCCCTTCGACATGTATTTCAATGATCCATCCGCTGCTGCAGCCGGTGTCGCGCTCTCTGGCCGGACCGCCATCCCGGAACAGGCGGGGCTCACAATCGAAATTCCTTACCCTAACGATGGTGCTTTTACCTGCACCGATATTAACGTCACGGCCGTGTTTGGCGGCCTGACCGTGCGGCTCGGCCCAAACCCGCTACCGGTGAACTGGAATCAGGTGCTGCAGCCCGGAGCGGGCGGCGGCGTCAACTGTGGGGTCTTGCAGGGCTTTGCGAATCCAACAACAAATGGCAGCAGCCAAGTCACCATGCAGTACGCATCTTCGTGAAAGGGAAACCCACATGCCGCGATCGATTCATGCGCTGATGCGCGCCGGAGTTATTTCCGAGCGCGCCGTTGCCAAGCACAAGCCATCGGTGCTCAAGGGCACCAAGGCGCAGCCGAGCAAAATGGCGCATATGGACGAAGATAACGCCAGCGACGAGGGCAGCCACCCGCGCGGCGAGTACAAGGCGAACGAGATCAATGAGCGGCGCCATCAGCGCGGCACCAAGCCATCGCACGCCGCCGGCGCCCACGGCAACGCAGCGCCAGGGGCAAACCATATCAACCAGAAATCGTTGGTCGCTAAGAAGTTTCCGCCCGGCGGCAAGGCACCCGGCAAAAGCGGCATTGTCAAAACCCCGCCGGCAACCAAGGGAACCGTGATCGAGAGCGGCCCAATGTACGAGGGGAAAATCTCGCGTAGGACGATGTGAAACGCTCAGCCCGCGGTGCATACAAACACAAGAGCAAGTCCAAGCCGCATAAGCCACCTGTGCAGAAACCAACGAGGCATGTCATGGCCAGAAAATCGCAAGATGTTTACGACGACGACAGCGTGCACGAAGCCGAGCCGGAAGCCGAAATCGATGCGCCATCCGAGCAACCTCCGCCGCCGGAGCCAGAACCCGAAGTGCCGCCGCTGGAACGGCTGCGCAATCTGCTGATAGCGTTGCACCACCAGGCGTTCCACAACGCGCCGGTGTCGACGGCCATCATCAACGAGCTGCGCGAGATCGCCGACAAGCTCGACCCCGAGCACGCCGAGCACACCAAGGAACCAGGCCATGACGAATAGCACCAACGCGGTCGTTCAGGGATTTGCCCGGCTCGGCCTAGCCATGGTCGATGGTCAGATTCCGGTTTCGACCACAGGCTCCGTCGCGGCGGTCACAGCCGCGCGCATACAAGGGCAACTGGCGCGCTTCACGAGACCTCCAGTCGTCGGCAATGCGAATACCGGGACCGCCATGCTGCCGTCGTTGAACACCTACGAGCAGAACCTGCCGATCTGTCTCGTTAATGACACCCCCAACTCGATCAGCCTCTATGCCTATGTCGATGGCTCCGGCAACGCGGAAGCGCTCAACGGCACAACGATGGTGTTGGGCGCCACGACCGGGCGCCTAGTCGTTGCCGCCGGCGGGTTCGCCATTTTCATTCCGATCGGGATTCTGAGCCAGAGAGGCGGTGGTGATGTGGCACCGGGAGTCCCGGATTTCTCAGCCGCCAACCATGCCAATTGGAGCGCGTCGACGTTTACCTGATGCCCTGGGACGCCAAGAGCTTCGCTAGCAAGCACAACAAGAAATTGAGCGGTCCGGCCGCGTCCAAGGCCGCCAGCATGGCCAGCGCCATGGTGCGCGAGGGCGTGCCCGAAGGCACCGCCATCGCCACCGCCAACAAGCATGGCAACAAGCTGCAGCGCATGCGCAAGCGCGGCGCCATCTCGGAGCGCGCCGCCAAACGCCACGGATATGACGAATGATGGCCATCATCGGCGCATTGATCGCCATCGTCGTGACATTGATCATCATCGGCGTGATCTTCTGGGCGGTGTATAAGCTGCTGCCGCTGATTCCATTGGTGCCGCCGTTCCGAACGCTGGTGTATGTGCTGCTGACGGTCGGCATGGTGCTGATTGTGCTATTCGTATTCCTGCAATTGCTGGCAATGCTCGGGGTCAATGTGCCAATTTATCATTCCTTGAGGTAAGCCATGCCAAGCAAGCCGCTGCTCAACCCGTTCCATGAGCACTTCTGCCGCAACGTCGCGTTCACCGGGCAACTGCGCCGGGATTGCGTGCAACAGGCCCGCATCGCTTGCGGATTGCAGCGCTACAGCGCGAGTGTCGCCAGCGCTACCGCGACGAGCCTGATGTACAAGCCGGACATCGTCGCCCGCATTGCCGAACTGCGACTCGAGGAAGTCCAGCACGCGACCCAGCCGCATCCGGCATACGTGGCAACGCGCGACTGGATCGTTGACAAGCTGGTCGCCAACGTGGTCGAGGCCAGGGCCGATCATAACTACGCCGCCGCGAACAAGGCGCTGCATTTGCTCGGCCTCGAGGTCGGCATGTTCGCCACCGTCATCAAACACGGCACCGCTAACGATGTTGAACAACTTACTGATGCCGAGCTCCACGCCATCGCCCGCGGTGATCACCCGGCAAACGGCGGCAACGGAGCTGATCCGCAGACTTCGGATCAAACGAAGCTTAACTGAATTCGCCCGCCTCGCCGGTTTCGAGCCAGCCGATCACCACCAATTGCTGATCGATAAGCTCGAAGCCGTCAACGTCGGCAAGATCACGCGGCTGGCGGTGTTTATGCCGCCGGGCTCGGCCAAAAGCACGTACTGCAGCATTCTGTTTGAGCCTTGGTATCTCGCCAACAACCCGACGGCGCAGATCATCGCCGCCTCGCACACCACGGAGCTCGCCGAAAAATGGGGTCGCCGCGTCCGCAACTTGATCCGTCAGCACGCGACCACGCTCGGCTTGGAGCTATCCGGCGACTCTACGGCTGCTGGGCGCTGGGCTCTACGCAGCGGCGGCGAATACTACGCCGCTGGCGTTGGCGTCGGTATTGCCGGCTTCCGCGCCGACCTGGCGGTGATCGATGACCCGGTGCGAAGCCGTCAGGACGCCAATTCCAAGCCGGTGCGGGAGCGCGTTTGGGATTGGTACAAAGCCGACCTCGGGCCACGGCTCAAGCCGGGAGCGCGCATCGTGCTGATTCAGACGCGCTGGCATGAAGATGATCTAGCCGGGCGCATTCTCGAGGAAATGCGCCACGGCGGCCAGCAATGGGACGTGCTGAACTTGCCGGCGCAAGCCGAATACGACGACGAGCTCGGCCGTGCGCCCGGTGAATGGCTATGGGACGATGAGTACGGCTATGCTGACTTTCTGCGTCAGGAAAAAGCCACGCAACTGCCCGGCAACTGGGCATCGCTGTTTCAGCAGCGCCCGGCACCGGAAGAGGGGACATTTTTCCGCTCCGACTGGCTGCGCCCATACCGACTTGCTGAGCAGCCGGCGCGCCGCACGCTCAACGTCTACGGCGCCTCCGATTACGCGGTGACCGCCGACGGCGGCGACTACACCGTGCATGTGGTCATTGGGCTCGATCCGGATGGCCGCATGTGGTTGCTCGACCTGTGGCGCAAGCAAGCCGATCCGGCCGAATGGGTCGAGGCCCTGTGCGACATGGTGATCGAATGGCGCCCGCACGGTTGGGCGGAAGAAAACATTCAGATCACCTCAGGCATTGGCCCCTATCTCGATCGGCGCTTGCGCGAGCGCAAGGCGTGGCTTGGCCGCGAGCAGTTCCCGACCCGCGGTGACAAGGCTATTCGGGCGGCATCCATTCGCGGTCGGATGGCGCTCGATGGCCTGTATGTGCCGGTCGACGCGCCCTGGTACGAGGCATTGCGGAGCGAGTTGCTGTCGTTTCCGTCGGGCAAGCATGACGATCAGGTCGACGCGCTGGGATTGGCCGGCCAGTTGCTGGACTGGATGGCGCCGGGCGTGGTGCCGAAACAGGAGGAGGACCCCGATCGCCGCGACGGCTATCGCGACGCGATCGAGGAAGCCTACCCAACCGATTCAATCAAGATGTTATGAGGGCCGCATGACCGAAATAACGGAATATCGTGGTTATAAAATCATCGTCCACAAGGACAAGTATCAGCGTCAGGTTTCTAGCGTGCATTATTCCGAAGGTGGCCCGGCATTGTATGCGCCTCGACGGGTCAAAAGCGCAATGTATTGGATCGATCGCAAAATCAAATTTGATACGATATTTGCAACGGGGACGCCGGAGGAAAAGCGGCGGGCATTGAAAATAATCGAAGTCAAATCCCGCCAGCGGCTGGTCAAGCGGCAACGCCGCAATCAACGCCGGGTCGCCTATCTGGACTCAATCAATGCCGCACCCTGAATTCGTCTGGTGGATCGAGCCGCTGGAGCGGACGGTCATCGATATGGAAACCGGCGCGCACTATGAGTTTGCCCTGGTCCGGCAGCACGCCGGCGGCCAAGTCGTCAAATTCCTGTGCTGCGATATGTACGAAGCCCACGGCAAGCTCAACGCGGTCGCCGAGGAAGCCTTGCGCAGTGATCACACGATCGGGATCGCCTGATGGCGCCGGCTAACGTCGTTCCCCTGCAGCGCCGGCGACCCGGGCGCGAGCCCGGCCAGAACTATCAATCGGCGCAGTCGACCGTTGGCCTATTCACCACCAATAACCCCGGCGAATACGATCTTAGCGAAGACGCCAACGGCGAATTCTCCGTCACCAAACTGTCGCGCCAGTACCTCGATTACATCGGCGCCAAGCAATTGGAAATTGAAGAGCAGAAGTTGTCGCGGCATTACCGGCATGGCGCTCAGTACACCGCCGAGGAAGTCCGCGCCTTGCGCGCCCGCCGGCAACCGATCATCACCTATAACGAGATCGGCCCGAAGATCGATCAGATCGTCGGCCTGGTGGAACGGCTGCGCCAGGAACCGAAGGCATACCCAAAGCACCCGCGCTCGGAATCAGGCGCCCAGGTCGCCAGCGCATCGTTGCGCGCGGTGCTCGACGCCAACGAATGGGAAACCTACACCGCCTCATTCGTCGCCGAGCAATTGGCCACCGAAGGCATCGCCGGGGTGGAATTGGATTTGATCGAGGGCGATCACGACGACCCCGACATCGCGCTCAATCACGTGTGGGGCGAAGATTTCTTCTATGACCCGCGCTCGATGAAAGCGGATTTCAGCGATGCCCGCTGGATGGGCGTCGCCAAATGGATGGACGTTAACGAAGCGGTCGAGATGTTCCCCGACCAAGAGGAGGACATTCGGACCCTGATGGTCGAGTCGGGTTACGACATGACCACGCATTCCGACCGTGAGATCAAGTGGATTTACGTCAACGAAGGCCGGCTGCGGCTGGTCGAGCACTGGTACAAAAACAAGGGCATGTGGTTCTACTGCTTTTATTGCGGAACCTACCTCGAGCTCGAGCGCGGCGTATCCAAGTTCCGCGATCAGCGCGGTAATCCGATCAACAAATACTGCATGTGTTCGGCGTTCGTCGACCACGAGGGCGACCGCTATGCGTTCGTGCGGTTGTTGAAATCACCGCAGGACGAAACCAATCAACGGCGCGCAAAGGCGCTGCATCTGTCGAATGTCACGCGGATCAAGGTGCAGAAGGGCGCCGTTGACGACGTCGAGACCACGCGCCGGGAAATGGCCCGCCCCGACGGCCTGATCGAATGGAACAAGGGCTATGACCCGCCGCTGGCGGACGACAAGCAGGAGGACCTCGCCGCGCATTTGAGCCTGATGCAGGACGCGCGCAACAAGATCATCTCGTTTGCCAACGTCAACCCGGCGATCCTGGCGCAGCCGGACACCGACGAGCACTCAGGGGTGGCGATCAACCTGATGCAAAAGGCGGCGCTGGCCGAGCTCGGATCGTTCCTGCGCAACTATCGCAACTGGAAAATCCGCATCTATCGCAATCTATGGAACACCATCGTCAACACCTGGCAGAGCGAGCGCTGGATCAGGGTCGCCGGCGAAGACGAGAACGGCATGGCGCAGTTCCTGCAACTCAACGGCCAGCGGCTCGATCAATACGGCTTGCCGACCATGATCAACTTTGTCGGCGCGATCGATGTCGATATCGCATTGGACGAAGGGCCGGACACCAGCAATTTAATGCAAGATGCCTATGACCTGATCAAGCAATTGCCGCCGGGCACGATTCCGCCGACTGTATTGATTGAGTTCATGAGCCTGCCCGGCGCGCTGAAGCAGAAAATCCTGCGTATGCTGTCGACCCCGCCGCCGCCCGATCCGCAGGTGCTGCGCAACAAGGAGCTCACTAATCAGCGGCTGGAGGCGGAAGTGGGCGAGAAGCGCGCCGGCACCGTCGGCCGCATCGCCGACGCGCAAAAGAAAATGCATGACGCGCATATCGACACGTTCCAGTCATTTACGGATTTTCTCAAGCTGTTTCAAAAGGCCGATGTGCTGGATCCCGGCAACATCAGCCAGGAGGGCAGTGCGGCCAAGGCGACCGGAAACGTCGCTGCCGGTCCCGTTCCGATGGCCGAGGGCGGCATCGTCACCCGACCGACGCACGCGCTGCTCGGCGAGCGCGGCCCGGAAGCGGTGATCCCGCTGACCAATCCGCTGGCGCAATATCTCGGCAACATGCAAAACGATAGTTGGCTGCGGCAAAATCCAGGGCTGGGCGACATCTTGCGCGCCGGCTCGAGCATGATCCCGCCCGACAGCGGCGGCGGGCCGTCCGATCCATTGCCAATCGGGATTCGTGGCTAGGCCAGAGGGGACACCCATGCGACGCTTGCTGCTGGCCGCCGTGATGGCGGCCTTGTCATTTCCGGCGTTCGGTCAATCGATGGCGCCGACCGTCAATCTGTCGGTGACCATCACCAACGCCAACGTATTTCAGAGCGTGCCCGGCTTGACCGCCGGCGCCAGCTCGCGGCGCTCGCTCACCATCCAGAACAACAACCTTACGGATAATTGCTGGGTATTTCTCGGAGCCACCGCCAGCGCCACCAAGCCGAAAGCAATTCTGCTGATTCCCGGAGGCTCATATCAGCGCTATTACCCCTACATTCCAAACGACAATGTTGCCGTGACCTGTGTCACTGCTGGGGATTCCGTCTATGTCGATACGCAATAGGCTCGCCGCGCTGCTCATTGTTCTGGCTGGCCCGGCGCTGGCCGATGGCATCTTCAACGGCGGCGGTGGCGGCGGCGGTGGCGGTACGGTGACCTCGGTTGCCGGCGGCTGCGCCTCGGTCGCAAACCCGAATCCCATCATCGCAGCCGGAACCATTTCGGCCTTCGAACTGATCAATCCGCAGACCGGAACGACCTACACCATCGCTAACGCCGATTGCGGAACGCTGACCAATTTCACCAATGCGGCCAACGTCGCCGTGACGCTGCCGCAAGCCGGCGCGGCGAGCCAATTCGTCTCCGGATGGTTTGCCGACTACCGCAACAGCGGCAGCGGCATTGTCACCATCACGCCGACGACCTCGACAATCGACACCACCACCTATCGGCAATTGCTGCCCGGGCAGGCCGCCCGCATCGTCTCTGACGGAACAAATTATCTGGTCATGCTCGGTGTTGCCGGTTCGGTGATTGCGCCAAGCCATCCCGGCTACATCGCCGCCAATTGGTATCAACCGCTCAATCAGGGAAACTTCGTCGCCGGAATAGCGGCCACCGCCAACACGATAAAATGCTCGTTCGGTCAGGTCGCCCAGCGGCTGACGATCTCGACGCTCGGCACCCGCGTCGGCACACTTGCGGCCGGCGGCAACGTTCAATTCGCGCTCTATAGCAACGTCGCTGGACGACCCGGTGTGCTGCTCAGTTCCACGGCGAGTATCAGCACGGCGGCCACCGGCTCCATAAACGGAGTCCTTGGCGCAAATGTGCAGGTCGGCGGCAACGGCGCCAACGGCGGCGCCAATCTGTGGTGGTGCATGAACTCCGACAACGCGACCGTGGTGCTCAACGGAGTTTCCGGAGGGACGGCGGGCACCGGCTATATCGGCGGCACTCAGGCGCAGGTCGCGATCAATGCGGTGGCCAGTACGTCGAGCGGGGTTTCGTGTGCCGCCGCAGCTTGCGCCGGCGGCAGCAGCACATTTGGAACATGGCCAGCGACTTTAGTAGGATCGACATGGACGATCGTAGTAGACGCAAGCAGTCCGCAAATCGTGTTCCTGGTCAGCTCGGTGCCCTGATCGGGGTTATCGTATTTGCACATTTTGCGGCGGCGCAATCCTACTTTACGGCGCCACCGGCGACACAGAACCCGTTGCGCGTGGTCGGAACCAATGGCGTCGTGCCGTTTGTGTTGTCGGCGCAGACCACGCGCTTGCAGAGCGTATCAAGGATTCCAATGATATTCGGCTGTAACGTGAGCGATGTCAGCTTCGCCTTTGATAATTGGTACCTGGACGGGACAAGCAACGGCCTGCTGGATGGAGCGCAGCCGATCACGATCGTAAAAATGTCGCTGGAGCGGGACACCCCGGCATCGCAAACGCCGATTACATTTGCCTCCAGCCCAGGAACCACGCTCGCCACTGGCGCCGCCAATGTGCACAGCGATACGCTGACGGCGAATTTGCCGAAGGATCAGCTATTCTGGATTCGCATCAGCGCGACCATTCCGGCGGCGGGGAATTGGCAATTCGGCCCATATACAAATGCGAATTTTGCCGGCGCGCAAACCTACCTGTACCCGCCGGCCAATAATATCGATCAGGTCTATGCAACCGGCGCGCTGACGCAACCGGCCCAGTCAGTGGCAACCACCACTGGGTTCGGACCCTCGGCCATACTCGGACACTGCACCACTCCCGGCAATCCCGCAGTGATCAATCTCGGCGCGTCATTCTCGACCGGCCTCGACGATTTCGCAGTCAGTACCGGCGGCGCCCCCTGCGCCCTCAGCAATGGCTCGACGGCAGCGGGCATTGGCATGATGTCGCGCGCCGCACTCAACAACGGCGCCATCAGTGGAACTATCCCCTTTATGAAAATCGCCCTGGGCGGCACCGGTGCGGCCAATGCCTTGACCTGGACCAAGTCATTCAACTACTTCCAGTACGGAAATATCCTGTTCGACGACATGGGCGCAAACGACGTTCCTGGCGGCACCGCGTCGACGATCTACAACAACAATTTGCAGGTGTGGCAGAATGCGCGAGCCGCTGGGGTTCAGCGCGTCGTCGTCATGCAGATGAATCAGCGAACCGTAAGCACCGACAATTGGATGACGTTAGCCAATCAAACCCCGCAAAACGGCTTCAATACCGGGCAGGTGGGCGACCAGCTCAATACGCTCTATCAAAACGCGCCGGTCGGCACCATCGATGGCCAGTTCACCCTGCACGCCACCCAGGACCCGACCAGCCGCTGGCTGTGGCTGACCGACGGTACCGCGTACAAATACACCTGCGCCGGCAACCATCCAAACATTAACAGCTATCCGCTGGCTGGCGCCGAACTGCGCTCGATCATCCAAGGATTGTCAGTCAACTAGTTCGCCGGCAGCGAGCGTTATCGCTGCGAGTGCCGCCGACTCTAACGGGCGTTCCGTACCGCGCCGACGTTACAGGCGCGCGCACCCCGGCCGGCGCAAAGGGTCGATTCGTACACTGTCCGACGTCACAGGAGAGAACAAACAATGCCAAAGACTGAGATTTCCCCCGAGCAGATGCGCAATATGGAAAGCCCGCTCGACGACGACATCAACGCCATGGTGGCCGAGACCTTCGACGAGCAGGCGCGCTCCGCGTTCAATCACGATCCCGACCTCGATGGCGAAATCGAGCCCGACAACAACAACGATCGTGAGCTCGAGCAGCCGGAAGATATCGAAGGCCTGCCGCAAGACGACGTGACGGCAGACCCCGGCGATGAAGATGTCGAGGCGAACGAGGACGAGCCGGAAGCGGACGACGAGGAAGGCCACGAACTCGACGACGGCCCACCAATGCCGCCGCCGTCACCGGAGCAGCGCATTCCACTCACCCGGCTACAGGAGGAAACCACGCGCCGGCGTGAAGTCGAAACGCGCCAGCGCGAACAGGAGGCGGAACTCAACCGCTTGCGCGGCGAAATGGAGGCGTTGCGGCGTATGCAGCCGCAGCAACCGCCGCAACCTGCACAGCCGCGTCCCGATCCGATCCTCGACCCCGATGGCGCTCGCCTGTTCGATCAAAACGACCGCATCGTGCGCATGCTCAACCATGCCGAACGCGACCCCGACGAGGGTTGGAAAGTCCAAGCCGCGGGTAACTGGGCCATGCAAAGCCTCAACCTGCACGACCCGCGCAATCGCCAGCAACTGTTCGAATACCTGCGCGACTCCCCCGATCCGGCCGGTTCCCTGGTCAAAATGTGGGAACGTCAGGGCGGCGGCCGCGAGCGTATCGAGCAGATGCAGCAGGAACGCGAGCAGCGCGAGTACGAGGCGTTCGTGCAGCAGGCGGATCGGTTCGGATATCAGGTGCCCGATGCAAGGCCCGATGCTCGGCGGCAATCTCAGTCGAATGGCATTCCCCCGCGTCCGGCGCAGCCGCGCCAACCGACGCAACTACCGAAATCGTTGAATACGGCCGGCGGCCGACGCGTCGTCCCGGATGACCCGGGCATGTATGACTCCAAACCGCAGTCCTACAACGATTTCGCTTTCAGCGATCGCCGCTCATGAGGGCGCGCGCTCGCAGGAGCGTAGGCCATGGCTGTCACCACCGTCAGTCCAAACAACAAACTGATCGTGTTCTCCAAACAGGTGTATCGGGAATACGTCAGACAGAACCTCTACTCGCCCTATGTGGGCCAGGAAATGACCTCGATATTCCGGGTGCTCCCGGATTTGAAGAAAGGCGGCGAGCAGATCAACATTCCGCTGATCGCTCGGCTCAGGAGCACCGCCACCTCGACCGGCGCCCTGGTCGGTAACGAAGAACAGATCGACAATTTTGGCGATCGGATGTGGATCGACTGGGCGCGCAATGCCGTCAAGATTCCGATCTCGGAAGAACAAAAATCCTCCATCGACCTGTTCGGCCAGGCGCGACCGCTGCTGGAAGACTGGGGCAAGGAACTGCATATCGATGAGCTGACCGATACGCTCTATGCAATTCCGCAAGCCACTACCCCGCCATCAGGATTGGGTACATCGAATGGGCAACGCGTCAACGGCGCCTTGATGGGTACGGGTCAGGCAACCGCTACGGTGGTCAATACCTGGGTGACCGACAATGCCGACCGGGTGCTGTTCGGCGGCGCTAACGGCAACCTCGTGAGTGGCAACTTTTCTGGCTCGCTCGGTAACGTCACTGCGGCCATGACGCTGTCGGCATCCATGGTCAGCAAAGGCAAGCGGCTGGCCAAACTCGCGCAGCCGCGCATTCGGCCCTACAAGTTGAAAGACGGCAGGGAGTACTTCGTGCTGTTCGCGAACACCTACCAGTTTCGCGATCTCAAGGCTGACCCGTCGATCATTCAGGCCAATACGCAGGCCAGGCCGAGAGAGGGCGACGGGCTCGACAAAAATCCGATCTTCCAGGATGGCGATCTGATCTGGGACGGCGTCATCATCCGGGAGATTCCGCCGCTGACCGTGCGCTTGCCGTCGAATTACACGGCCGGCGGCGCTGGTGGCGGCCAGGTCGCGCCGGCGTTCATGTGCGGGCAAGGCGCGGTCGCCTGGGGCTGGGGCCGCATGCCAATGCCAACGTTCTTGCGCGAAGATGACTATCAGTTCTATCGCGGCGTCGGCATCAAGATGGCCTACGGCATGAAGAAAATCGCCAAAACCAACAACCTCGGCAATTACAAGGAATGGGGCGTGTTTACCCTGTTCACCGCCGCCGTGGCCGATCAGTAACCGGCAAACAAGGAAAGGAGGACCACCACATGCGTAACATCCGTAACCTTGTTGCCGCATCGGGTTTAGGCTTGATGCTGCTGGCGGCGGCTGGACCATCAGTCGCCCAGGTCATCATCGTCCCGCCGCCACCCGCGCCGCAGCCACAACGGCGGCCAACGCCGCGGCAATACACCGAGCAGATGACGCACTACATTCGCACCACGCTAACTGTGAACATGTGCGGCACCCCGGTCGCCGGTACTTGTGCCGTGCAACTGGGAACCGCCAGCTTGCCGTTCAATGCGATCGTGACGCGCGTGTATCTGGCGGTTTACACTCCGTGGAATTCCACCACGTCCGACGCGCTGACGTTGGGAACATCGCAGGCCAATGCCAACGAACTCGTGGCGACGACAATGAACCTGCAGACGCTCGGACTTGCCACCGCCACGCTCGCTCCGACTGTGGTCGGTCCACCCCCGACCGGAATCCTTGCCACCGGCCATAGTCCGCCAGCGTCAGTATTAAGTGGCTTCAATGGCGGCTTTGATCTGTGGGTGAAATGGGTCGCCACCGGCGCCCCTAACGCAACACCGGCAGGGCTCGCTTCGATCATCATCGAATACATCGCGCCCAACGACGGCAACTGCGCACAGGGAACGCCGATTCCGCCCGCGCCGTCGCGGCCGGCGGGCTGCTGATCAACAACTACGGGGCCGCCCCTCCATCCTTAGGACGGCGGTCCCGCCAACAAGGGAGCAAATATGATCAGAATCATCTATGAGCCACCCGCCGATGAACCCTCGACCATCATCTGGGGCGGCCGCCGCTTCAAAGCCAACGTGCCGGAAAGCATCCCCGACGACGCCGGCTATGTGATCATGGAAACGGTCGCCTCTGAACGGCCGGACGGAACCATCGTGCGGGTACCACGCGAGCGCAAAGTCACCTATGCCGAAATGGCGCGCGGCAACTCTTATTTCCGCATCGAGGGCGAAGAAAAGCAGGTGCGCAAACTGCCCACCGAGGAGGAAATGTGCACGCCCGCCGAATATCGGCGTTACATGCAGCATTGGCTCAAGTCGGAAACCGACCTCGGCCGCTTGCGGCAACGCTTCGAGGCGGAAGAAGACCTGCGCGAACAATGCATGATGAACGACGACGACTTGCGCGCGTTGCGGCCGTTCATCGATATCCGCGCCGTCGAACTCAAAGAGGCGGCCAAGCTCGCCCGCCTGCAGGCGCGCGGACGATAATCGATGGCGATGACCGGGCCGACCCGCACCGCCAACGATCTGATCGAGGGTGTGCTCAAAGAGCTCAAGGTTAAGCAGTCCGGCCAGCCCACCGACCCCGAGGACTTCGCTTATGTGAGCGAGGAGCTCGACTCGGTGATGGCCAAGCTCGGCGCCCTCAACATCGTCTACATTCCCGATCCGGATGTGACGCCGGCGGAATACTATCGCGAGCTCGTCTCCATCATCGCCGGCGAGGTCTGTCTCAAGTTCGGCGTCAACGACGCCGACTTTGTGATGCTGAAAAATTCCGGGCTCGGCGGTGTGCAAGGCGTCGACGTCGGGTCCGGCGCGGCGGCGAAAACCCTGCGCGAAATGGCACGCGGGCGCCCGACCTATGAACGGCTCAGGGTGGAGTATCTGTAAATGCCGCGCCAGCCGATGGACATTCCCTGGCCGTTGTCCTCGGCGCCGGGCGCCAACCCGCAGGAATCCGGCGGCCGGCTGATCAACGTTTCGGCCGAGCCGCTCGGCGACGCCAATGCAGACAAGCAGGTGTGGCGGCGGCAACCGGGCCTGACCGTGTTTGTCGGCACCCTCCTGAGCGGCTACCGCGGCGGCCTGATCGTTAACAATACGAGCTATGATTTCTGGAAGGATACGGCGGTGACGGTCAGCGCGGCCGGCGTCGCCACCGATATCGGCACCGTCAACGGCAGCAAAAAGATATCGATCGCGCGTAATCAGTTGCAGCCATCGCCCAACATCATTGTGGTCGATCCCGACAACGGCGCCTATGACCTCACGTCGGGCACCGCGGTGCCGTTCACCGCCGGCGGAATACTGCCGCAGCCGAACTCGGTCACGTTCCAGGACTCCTATTTGTTTTTCTCGATCGCCGATGGCCGGATTTTCGCCACCAACAACAATTCGCTGACCGTCAATGCGCTGACCTTTACGACGTGCCAGGCGCGCTCCGACGTCACCTTGCTGCGGGTGATCGCCTATTCCGGATATATCTGGGCGTTCACCACGGCGAGTTGTGAGGTCTATTCGGACACGGCGCAACCGGCGCCGGGATTCCCTTATTCGCGCCTCGCCGTGCTCGACAACGGCCTGTTGCAACCGGCCGCCATCGCCGGCTGGGAAACCGGGTTTGCCGATCTGTGCTTCGTCAGCCACGATTTTGGGGTGTGGCGCTTGGCGCCCAATCAATTGCAGCCGGCGAAGATATCGCCGCCTGATCTCGACCGGCAGATCGAGGCGGCGGCGCGCGCCGGAAAGACCCTCGACGCCCTGTGCTACGTGGTGCAGGGGAAAAAATTCTGGTCGATCGCCTCGCCCGATTGGTCCTGGGAAGTCAATCTGAATACGCTCAAATGGACCGAGCGGACCTCCAATTTCGCAGGTTCCAATGTGCGCTGGCGGGCGACCTCGTCACATGCCGCATTTGGCAAGTGGCTGGTCGGCGACACCCTCACCGGGGCGCTGCTGTTCGTCGACGACACCAACTATACCGAAGTCGGCATGCCGCTGCTGGCGCGCCTGGAGTCCGGGCCAGTGGCGGGGTTCCCGAACCGGCTGGCAATCCCGCGCGCCGATTTCAATTTCGAGGTCGGGGTGGGGATGAATTCGCGCATGCTGCAGATGACCGTGCTCGGGGCGCAAGCCGCCAGCAATGGCGAGATTCAGTTGATCGTCAACGACGCCACCCAGGTCAATAACGGCGACTATGCGGTGGTGTCCGGGGTCGGCGGCACCACCGAGGCCAACGGCACCTGGCCGATCAATCAGATCAACGGCGAGCTCATCCAATTGCTCGGCTCGCACTTTGCCAATGCCTGGACCAGCGGCGGAACGGCCGTCGACATCACCGCGCCGCCCAACATGGTCAACCCGTCGGTGGCGATCTCCTGGTCGGACGACGACGGCTATAGCTGGGGCAATCCGCTGGTGCGCTCGCTCGGATTTCAACGCCGCAGCAAATTCGCCCGCGTGTCGGTCAAGAACACCGGCACCTCGGGGCCGCAAGCGCGGCGCTGGCGCGTCGATTGCACCGATCCGGTGTGGTTCGGCCTGTTCGGCGCCACCCAGGCCACCGATCCGAGGGAATACTGATGCTGGCGCCGCTGCCGCCGCCCACCGCCCCGGTCATTGGCCAGCAGGCTAATAACCATAACCTGCCGTGGGTGCAGTATTTCCAGAGCCTCGACAAGTTCGTGCGCAGCGGGGCCGGCAGCGACACCGTATCCATCAGCGACTTTTCCGGGGTTGACCTGACTGGCGGCGCGGGGTCTGCCGCAGCGTTCAACGCGGCGATCAGTCAGGTCGGCAACGCCGGGGGCGGTACCATCACCATCCCCGGCGGCTCCGTTATCGCGCTCGACGCAACGCTCGCCATCGGCAATGG